AACTAATATGAATCAGCCTACAACCTCAACTATTAGAATGGATACTAGAAGCGGTGCAAATGATTCTAATTTAGACACGTCTAAAAACTCTGGGCAAATCAATGGAGACTTAGCATAATGGGATTCGGTACAGTAGCCTTTGACACTCTCCAGACCAGCGATTCCAAGAACACTGGCACGAGCAAGACTTTGGACACTAGTTATATTTACAACGGTAGTGCAAAAAACTGGTGTTCTCTTGTCGCTGATACAGGCACTCCTATTGTAGAAGATTCGTTAAATGTTAGTTCTTTAACTGATGTTGGCGCAGGAAAACACACGATAAACATTACTAATGCTATGGCTAATGATGACTATTCATTAACAATGTCCACAGCGAAAACTGGTGCTAGAATGGTTGCATCTGCGGGGGCAAAGGCTTTGATAACAACAACTGCCTACAGAGTAAACACGTTTGCTACGGGTAGCACAGAAGAAGATACAGGAAATATTAGTACGGTTGTTATGGGGCAAGTAACATGACAGATACACCAGAATTTCAAGGCACACACTTATGGGATAGGCTCTGCTGGGCCAAAGAAACCCTAGAGCCGCATCAGTCGGACTACCGTGTAGTGTACGAGGACAGCGTAGACGAATGCGCTAAGATACTTGTGCCTGACCCGAATTGGATGGCGTGTGCATTGCAGGGCGGTATCCTGCCACCCGTAGAAGTATACTGGGAGTTGGCAAAGGACGAGGCTGAAGATAGCTTTACAAAGCATACTCGTGGATACCTCTTGCACAACACCAAGCCTGTAGAGGCCATGACAGAAGAACAGGCTATTGAATATCTAATTATGAAAGACTGCCCACAATCTGTGTGGCGCAGTTGGAATCAAGGCAACAAACCAAAGATGGTTATCTGCCGCAAAGAACAGCTTCCCGGCACACGAGAGTGGCGCAATGCTTGGAAGATTACTGAAGAACTTAGCGTCACTGATTTAGCAGCCTAAGAGGAGAAACCTAATGGCAACAACATACATCGTAGACAAGGACGGGAATCAGATTGATGCCGCAACAGCTTCCGTTCCTTCTGACCGTCACTTTCGTGGTGCATGGTCATTAAGTGGCAAAGTCATCTCTGAGGACATGGATGCAGCCAAAGTAATCTTCAAGAATAAAATCCGTGAAGTACGTGCGCCACTGCTTGATGCAGAGGATGTAGTGTATATGAAGGCACTTGAGGCTGACGATGCGTCTGCTAAGACTGCCTCTGTAACTAAAAAGAAAGCACTGCGTGATGCACCTGCTGCATCTGCAATCGGTAGCGCAGACACAATTGCTAAACTCAAGGCAGCTTGGGATACAAGCGTACTTGGCGACAGCCCATACGCATAAGGGGTAAGAAATGGCATTAACTAAAGTAAACAGAGGTGGATTAAACACTGGCATTTCTGACTCTAGTGATGCCACCTTTCTCACTGCAACTTCTAGTGAGGGGGTGACTCTTGCTGGAACTCTCGCTGTCACGGGTGTTCATACTGTTGGCAATAACGCTATTTATACTTCTGACGGTGGGGCGGTTACACAAAATCTTGTGCAAGGTTTAGCGAAAGCGTGGTGTAAAATAAATGGAACAGGAACTCCAGCCGTAAATGATTCTTTTAATTGCGGCGGTATTACCGACAATGGCAATGGAGATTATAGCATAGCAATAACTTCTGCATTTTCTAATGTAAGTAACATTGTTGCCGTAGGCATGGAGTTTGAAAATAGTACAAGTTGTGCTATTGCCATTGGAAGTTCTTCTACATCAAGTATGAGATTAAAATCTTTTGATAACGGTAACGCAAGCGATAGAGCGCATCTTGGATTTTTAGTGCATGGAGACTTAGCATAATGCCGTATCTAGGTAAATCCCCACAGAACGGTGTACGTAACCGCTTTCAGTATCAAGCTACAGCGGGTCAAACCTCGTTCACTGGCAGTGACGCTAACAGCTTAGTGCTTACCTACACAGACAGCCTGTACTTAGACGTGTACCAGAACGGTGTGCTACTTGTACCCGGCACTGACTACGCTGCTACGACAGGTACATCAGTTGTGTTGGTCACAGGTGCATCTACTGGTGACGTAGTTGAGATGGTAGCCTACGATGTCTTCTCTGTAAACGAAACATACACCAAAACAGAAGCTGACACACGCTACCCATTCAAGGGTAACAACAGCATTATCCGTTTGAACGGTCAAACCATCAGCGCAGACATCACGATTGACAGCGATGAGAATGGTGTGTCGGCAGGGCCGATTACACAGAGTGCCACTGTCACTGTTAACGGGTATTGGAGCATCGTATGAGCAGCGTATTGAATGTAGACACGATTGTAGACAAAGCTGGGTCTGGCGGCACGAATGTCAAGGTAGGCAATACTTCTACATATGTAGCTGATGGGGGTTCTGCTACGCAAAATCTTGTGCAAGGATTAGTAAAAGTATGGCTGGATGAAGGTGGTGATGGTGCATCAATAGGTGACAGTCTTAACGTAGCTTCTTTTACGGATTCTGGAACGGGTCAAGGGTATGCTGTTTTTACCAATAATATGGGTAATACAAACTATTCACAATTTAACTTTGACCAGTGGCAGGATTTTGACACAGGCAGCAATGCTTATGCTGTTAGTAAGGGTAACAAAGAAACTAATCGTTGTCGTACTCTGCACTATGAAAATAAAACACTGACCGACCCAGCAGATAGAAATATAATGGTGGCAGGAGACCTCGCATAATGGCAAGCCAACTTAAAGTAGATACAATTACAGGAGTAACCACGGCTGGCTCTGTTGCGGTGACAGGCGAGGGCAACTCAACCACGACTAATTTACAGCAGGGGTTGGTAAAAATGTGGTCTAATGTGCAAACAGACCAGTCTACACAAGATGATAGCTTTAATGTTAGCAGTGTATCTGACCAAGGCACAGGTAAATCTAGAAGAAATTTGACAAATGCGTTTTCTGCAAATCCATTTAACAATGCGGGGTTGTCTGTTGAACAACAAGATAATGCTGGGTTTTCTAGATTTACAAGTGTGAGTACAAGTGCGGTTGAAACAAATATTAGAAATTCTTCTAACAGTAATAGTGACCACATGAATAATTGTTTGGCGGCAGGAGACTTAGCATAATGGCAAGCGAACTTAGAGTAAACACCCTCAAAGATGCCAGCGGGAATAACAGCATTGCCACCAGCTTTGTTGCAGCGGGAAGCGCAAAGGTAACTTGTAATATGACGGACTCTGCTGGTTCAACAGCAGCTTCTAATCTAAATGTATCAAGTGTTGCTGATGGTGGTGCGGGTGTAAATACAGTAAATTTGACTAGCGCATTTTCTGCAATTAAAGCGGCAGTTCCAACGGGTATTTGTCACGATGAAACAAACAATAGAGTTGTAAGTTATGATGATACATCGGCATCAGCTTTACCATCAAGAACAACCATATGTTCTAGTGGAAATGCCACAGATGGTTTTGATTATACTTTAGTGGCACACGGAGACCTCGCATGAGTAAAGCAGCAGAACTTGCCGCACTGATTGGTTCCCAGTCGGCGTTGTCAAACAGGAACCTGATTATCAACGGGGCGTTTCAAATCGCACAGCGAGGCACAACATCTACAGCAGTAGGTGCTGATGGCATAAGTGGGTATCACAACGTAGACCGCTGGAGAATTGCCATCGGAAGTACATCTGCTGGGCGTGTGAGCATGACACAAACTGATGTTACTGACCTTGCTGGGTTTTCAAAAAGCATGAAAATCCAATGCACCACTACTGATACTTCTATTGCTGCTGGCGAACGGTTGTTATTTCAATCAAGGCAAGAAGGAAACACTGTCCAAAGTATAAAATCTACTAGCACCTCAACAAAAGCCTTCACGCTTTCTTTCTACGCTAAATCCAACGCTACTCGTGCAATTGTTACAGAGATACTTTTAACTAACGGAACAAACAGAGCAATGAGTAAGTTGCACAACATCACTTCTGCTTGGGCTAGATACACGATGACTGTACCAGCGGCATCAAGCACACAAATTGATGATGATACTTCTCTTGAATTAAGTTTAAATATTGTTCTCCACGCTGGTAGCGATAGCACTAGCGGAACTCTTAACAACAGTGCGCTTGTACCTTTCACAGCGGCTAATCGTGCAGTTGGTGTGGGTAGTATTTTTGCAAGCACCGATAACTTTTTTGAGATAACAGGAGTCCAGCTTGAAGTCGGCGAACAGGCCACGCCGTTTGAGCATCGGACGTTTGCTGATGATTTGGCTGCGTGTCAGAGGTACTACCAAACAACAAGGACAGGCTGGTCAGGCGATGCTACAGATAATGAATTTTATAGGGCATATTATCAACTACCTGTAACCATGAGAGCCGCACCATCTGCTTCTTGGACAGATGCTAACTTGGCTAATTTTGATGGTTCCTATAGCAATGAAACCATATCTGTAGATGGCGGAGCCGTGTACAGACAAGCAAGCGCAACCTCTAACGCTAGACTGTTCACGGCTTCTGGCGTGTTTGATTCGGAGATTTAATTATGAGTGTTTCAGAGCAAATGATAATCAAATCTGCAAAATACTTTAACAATATGGCGGGTGAAAAAGACCACATTCGTGCAACTATAGATGATTTTATTTGGGATGTACCCCTAGACCCAGCCAACCGTCACTACGCAGAAATCATGCGCCAAGTTGATGCTGGCGAGTTGACTATAGCTGACGCCGGCTGATGAAGCTGACAATGGAACCCGTACTCAAAACACAGATGGAACTTGAGGCACACGAAAAAGAGTGCGCCATTAGGTACGCCTCTGTGCAAGAGAAGCTAGAAGGTTTGGACAAACGTATGTGGCGATTAGAGGCGTTAATCATGGCGTCTACAATGGGTGTGGTGGCTATGATTATTACAATGGTAATGAAGTTAGGATAAATAATGGCAACAATAACCTCAGACACCGAACTTCAAAATGAGATTGGTAAGCTAGCAGGGGCACCTCTTCCTGCAGTAACTCCCACGTTACAGGTTGCTGGCGCAGATGAAAGCATATCCCCAACCACAGGGCAGCTAGGAACCCTTGCAGCACCCACAACTGCTCAAATGTCAGAAGTTGGGGTTACCCCCGCTGCTCCTGTAGCTCCTGCTGCTGATGTTGGTCAGGTAGGCACCCTTGCTACAACCACTCCCGGAGTTGAGGGACTGGGTGGCGCACAGGCTGCACAACTTACACCCACACAATCTTACGTAGATATGACAGGTGTAGAGGGCACAGTATCCGCTGGAGGACTAGCTACTGCCGCCACTGAAACCCTAGACCCCAAGGCTACCGTCCAGTATCAGCTTGGTGAATTGATGTCGAGCCTTGAGTCGGGCGGCCCCATGCCAGCGTTTGCAGCCCCCGCAGTTCGCAAAGTTAGCGCAGTGATGCAAGCCCGTGGACTGGGTGCCAGTTCTATGGCTGCGGCTGCAATTACACAAGCCCTGATGGAGTCCGGTGTTCAGATTGCTGCAGCGGACGCGAACAAGTATGCAGCCATACAGTTACAAAACTTGGGCAACAAACAACAAGCAGCCCTTGCAAACGCAGCGCAGGTTGCTGGGATGGACAAGGCTAATCTTTCTGCCCGCCTTCAAGGGGCTGTTACCAACGGGCAATCCATACTGTCCGTAGACCTGAAAAACCTTGACAACAAACAAAAAAGTGATACACTTACATATAGTGCCCTGACGCAAAGTCTGTTCAAGGATGCAGCAGAAGAGAACGCACGTCAACAATTCAATGCCAAGAACCAGTTGCAGGTGGATGAGTTCTTTGCCGAATTGGGTTCGCAGGTTGAAACGGCCAACTCCAATCGGGTTGCTGCAATGCGCCAGTTCAATACATCTGAAAGCAACGCCATGTCTCAGTTCAACCAACAGGTTACTGACAGCCGCGACAAATTTAATTCTAACATGCAGTATGCAATCGACCAGTCTAACACCGTGTGGCGCAGAGAAATCAACACGGCAAACACGGCTTTACAGAATGAATCTAACCGGGTTAACGTGCAAAACGCTTACAACGCTACCCAGACAGCCATGAACCAGTTGTGGCAACAGTACCGCGACAACGCCTCGTGGAACTTTCAAAAGTCTGAAAACATGTTGCAGCGGGAACACGACATCGGCACCTTGGCTATGCAATTTGCAAACTCCAAGGAAATGTATAGTAAAGAACAGAAGGACAAGCTTGCGTCGGGTATTGGTAGTTGGATTGCAAGATGGGGAGCAAGTAGCTAGACATGAGTTTTAGTAAGTTTTTTAATACGGTTATGACGTACGTAGACCCAGTGGCGGACTTCTTGTTGGGTGATGATGTTTCCGATTATGATTCAGAGGCGTACGGTAATCAAACGGGTAAAGATAAAAAAAGTGGGTTTCTATCCGACCTACTCAAGTCAGGTAGTAAAGCCTATGTAGCCACTATGGACAACAAGGATGACCGCAACGCTTTTCAAGCCACTGAGTTTCAAAAACCCGACATCACACGATTTACAGGACAGGCACCCCGGAGTCCGGGATTGACGCAGGGCACTCAGATTTTAGGAGGCTCTGACCCTCGTGTGCAAAGCATGTTACGCAACCTGTCTTCCAGAACGTATGCAAGCAAGGATATGTCTCGTATCCAGAATGATATCAAAGTAGCTATGAATCTACGTCAAGGACGTCGTACGCAAGGCATAGACGCAGCTAAAATACCCCAAGTAAAAGAGATGGCTCCAGCTTCTGTTCGTAAACCCGCACCAGATAAAAAGGTAACGTAATGCCAGAAACAGACCGACAGATACTAAAACGCGGTTCTATTAACAACATAGACCAGTTTGCTTACGCACCTCCGGGACACTCCTTAACACAAGACAACTCACGCTGGCCTTGGGGTAAGCCCTCTCGTGATGTAGACCCTGAAGCTGCGTTGATTCGTGCGTTAGACGGGCTGGATAAGCCTTCAGTGCGTCAGGAAATGATGAAGTTGCTGACAGTAGGTATATCTGTAGAGGTGTTGGTTGAGGGGTTTTTGTTGCAGGGGTTTCAGGAAGGTAAGTTCACACCGGACGTTGCAGTTTTGATAAAGCCTGTGTTGGGTTTGATGATTGCTGACATGGCGGAGGACATGAACGTCCCCTTCCGTATGTTTGAAAATGACGATGCCTTCGACGAGGGCAAAATGGATGACCCAACATTCTTCCGTATGATGAAAGAAAACAACCCACGTATGTTTGAATACGTTCGCGAAAAAATTAATGAGGAGATTCGTAGGGGAGCAGCCCCTAAACAAGCTCCAGAAGACAACTTTTTGAACAGAAAGGGGGATGAGTGATGTTTGGATTTTTGGGAAATGTTGCTCTTGGTTTTGTTCAAGAAAAAAATATTATGGCAAAGGAAGAGCGTCAGGCTAATGCAGCAGCGGTAACTCGTATAAATGAGTTGGCGGATGCAAAAACTCTCGCAGAATTTGAACAAGGATTAAAAACTGACGCTGCTGTTAAACAGTGGGAAAAAGAAAGTAAGGCAAACGATTTAAAAAGTAGACGAACTGCTTTTGCAGGAGCAGACAAAACTGTACAACAAATAATATTAACAAACTCTACGCCAGAGTGGAGAGAAGAAATGTTTGGGTCCGGGGTTCTTCCGTCTGATGCGGAGATGGCTAACCTTATAGTGGATATAGATAACACAACTTCTATGGGAAGTGAAACTCTCCCCTTTAGTATTGACTTATCTAAAAAGGATGAAGTTCTAGCAGGAGTAGGAACATTTGAGGCTTATCTAAAAAGAAACAAAAGTGAAGTAGATAGACTATTACAAGAAGACGAAGATTTTAGAGAGGACTTTGAAGTTTACGCTTCAAATCTATACACTCGCTATAATAATGTTTTTTATGGAGAATATTCGGGAACGGGGGAAGACGGCACAGTCACTTCACCTGCATACGCTGACTATAAACAGCGGGCACCTACTTTTCGAAATTACCTACTAGATTTCGGAATCATATCTTCGCGACAGTTTAACAATACCCCTGAAGATGCTGCAGAAGATGAGGTAGTTATTATGATTCCAAATAGGGATGAAGACCCTATGCAGCCTGATTATACAGCATCAACCATAAAGTTAGACGCAGTAACAGATGAGTTAGGCATATCGACCAATAGTCTGGATGCACTGGCAACTCATCATCAAATGCCAAATGGAGGTCGTCAAGTTTTTGCAAACATGGATTATATGAGTTACGCAGATGACCCAGAGTCCGGAATTGTTGCTATAGGACATGGCGCAAAATTAGTTGGCACTGGAGCAACTGACCTTCTTAAATTGGAGGGTGCTGCATCAAAAGTAGTTCTAAACAATACTGCTGATGCATTTAGTCAAATAGGGGGCGGCTCTTTTGAAAAAAATTATGCAGATGAAGATGTAGGAGCTATGGTACGGGCTGCATACACCATAATAAAACCCAACCCAATAGAAGAGGGAATGCCTACTATATCAAAAAAAGCAGTATCGGGTGTGCAGTACGCACTCGACCAAAAGTTCGACGTAGGAGGTTTTAGAGAACAACGGGCCGCACAGGAAGAATCTGTAATTTTACTAAGTTGGTTACAAAACAATCAACAACAGTTGGGAGTTACAGGCTTCAGTCAACAATTGCTCAGAGTAGGGGTTGGCTTGGCTGCACAAGGTCAGCAACTATACGAATTGTTCATGGGTCCGGATGCAGAGCGTGAAAATGTGGAGTTTACATCTAATCTAGATGAAGACACCACTACAAACATGTTGATGAATACAGCTAGAGCAGCATTAGGTAAAGGAACAGACGAAGTTCTTAGTGAAATTGACGCACTTAAAATTACTTTAGCTGCAAAGCTAGCTCGTGCGGTTGACCCTAGTGGACGACTATCCAACCAAGACTTTGAAATGCAACTTAAACGTATTGGTCAAGAAGGTCTTTTGACAAGTATGGACGGGTCTCTTGCAGCCATAGAAGTGGT